TCATATTACTGGATAATCATCATCATCCTTCCATATCCGGTTAATAACGAATGTCACTATTCCTAACACTACCACATCGTCCAATGCCTCGCCTTCCAGCGCCTCACCATCACGAGTAATAAACGCCTTCCCCATAACCTTCGCAAAATCTGTACCGCCGGAGTACTGGATCAATACAGTGTCCTGCTGCTTTGGTTTAACGGAGAAATCAACTACGGCATAACCAGTTTCTGTCTGTACGACCCGAGTATTAGGGCCGATGCTGCATAGCTTATCGACGGTTAGCCGCCCCTCTACATAGTCTGATGCTGGCGATGGAAATCCCACGATTACAGCCCTCCATTCGGGTTGTAAAGCTGGAACGTGCGATCGTCACCTTCCTGCGTTGAGACGTCGCGGAATGTCGTCACATAGTGCTCTATCCACTGGTTAGCCTGCCGTGGCGACCAGTGCCAGTTATATCTCTCCAGTTCCTGCAGAAATCGCCTGGTGGTGAGGATGCGCTTTCCGTTAGGCAGGATATCTATTGCCTTACGGCAGGCCGTCTCGATTTCGTATAAACGCGGCATACTTCCCCCTGTCAAACTTACTGTATATAAACACAGTAAATGCATGTGTGCAGCAGATCAATATTGGCAGTGGCTATCAATGATCGGCGCTGACGTAACGCATTGATGCCTCAATTCGACTGGCAACATTGAGCAGGGAAATATTTATAAATCGTCTTCACCCCCTCCGAGCACATAGGCCACAGACACAATGTTTTAACTGCTCAGACCAGAAATATCTGGAAGCTTTAGGCATCTTCTTGGAAGATAGACGAGCGCAAAGACGCACACAGCAATGATGTTATGTAGTATTTTCCCCTTGAGTGTGCCTGCTCAAGGGGATTTTTATCGCCGTATTGTACTGGCAAATATTTGTAAATCGTCTTCACTCCCACGCCTGTCACATCGGCCACACGCTACTGGACAGGCGCTTAGTCCGGTATATTTCTCGCGCTACTACTGCTTACGTTAACGTCTGGTAATGATCTAGCGGCGCGACGTAAAGCGGCGTTGAAAGCAATTATAGTGACCGGCCGGCGATGGTACTTCACACGGTTAGAATGACTCTGAAATAAATAAACATCTTCTGGATAGCGTTCTCTTCTACGAGCAATCATCGCCTCCACTGGAGGGGTTGATTTAACACGTAACTCCTTCAGGTGACCCTGTTTTCGTATCAGTATCAAGTCACCATCAATATCATCATATCGAATACTCAGCAGCCTTCCAGCGCTTAAACCCGTGTGAAAAATTAACGCCCACAAGTCAGCCCATGTATCTGAGATGGAAACAAGATTGCTGTTAATAGTTAAAAATTGCTCAAAACTTATTGTTTTCTTACCGTTCACGAACAAACCAAACTGTTTTCAAAGCTGAATGAATTGATTAAGCCAAACGTAACATATCAGGAAAAGTAGTGAAATCTTAGTCTTCAAGTCGCCGGGAGGTACTTGTAGATAGTTTTCACGTCTACACCTATCACATCGGCTACCTGCTGCCGAGTAGCGCCGTTCTCCAGCATTCTGCGGCACCGCTCCACAACCTCAGTGGTCATTACCCGGCGGCGTCCGCCTACTCTCCCCTGCTCCCTCGCTGCGGCTAAACCGGCTCGGGTACGCTCGACGATCAGCTCGCGCTCCATTTCCGCCAGGGCGCTCATGACGTGGAAGAAAAAGCGGCCTGCTGGCGTACTGGTATCGATGCTGTCGGTAAGACTGCGAAAATTCACCCCGCGCGCCTGCAGCTCCGACACGAGTGTAATCAAATCGCGCACGCTGCGACCCAGCCTGTCCAGCTTCCAGACCACCAGCACATCCCCCGGGCGGAGCCGCCGCAGCGCTCGCTTTAACCCTGGCCGCCGGGCATTTTTCCCGCTGGCCATATCCTCAAAAACCAGTTCACATTCTGCGCGGATCAGCGCGTTTTTCTGTAAATCGAGGTTTTGATCCCCGGTTGATACCCTCGCATAGCCAATCAGCACGATCTAACTCCTTGAAATAGCTGATTGTAAAAAGCCGCGGCCATTCGCTCAAACCCTCGTTTGGGCGAAGCCTCTTTTTGGAGCAAAAAACATGGCCTTTAACCCGGAGCTGGGGAGCACGTCTCCCGCTGTGCTACTCGATAACGCCGAGCGTCTGGATAAGCTGGTCAATGGGCCCGAGCTGACTGAGCCGGATCGCGCTGGCGTTGAGCTGGATACCTGGCGCGGAATGATGGCGAAAAATGATCAGGTTACTGAAGACGCCCGCAAAAGTATTACTGCGCTGGGATTACCCTATTCGACATTATCGGAAGCACAGGCAGCCGTGAACAATGGTCAGATACCGGTGAACTCAGTTTGCTATGTCCGCAGCACTGACGACGCAGTAGCAATTGAGTATTTAAATGAAGCCGGAACACTGGTACCCACCGGGAATGTGTTGCCCTCAGAAGAAACCATCGACAAAAAGCTCAATCAGCGACTCGTCCCGGGTCAATACCTGTCGACATGGTTTCCTGTTTTTTTCGACAGAAACGGAAATGTTTACGCGTGGTTTGATGGCGGACGTTGGGACGTTGCTGATTTTGGCGCTAATGCACGAACAATCATTGAATCAGTACCTAACGCCTGGGCACAAAAATTTCTCCCCCAGGGAGACTACTCTCCAAATTACTTTCCGTTTGTTCACGACAGAAATGGAAATGTTTATGCATGGTTCCATAACGGCATGTATGACGGTTATGGATTTGGGCCAAATATCGAACAGTATATCTTAAATCTTGTCGGTGGGGCTTCTGCAAAATCAGACAGTTCATTTATTGAAGGAGACCAGTATAAGTTCAACTTTAAAAAAGGTCGTGTTTTCACTGGGCAGGCAGCGAGTGTTAATACCGCATTTTTTGGTGACTCATGGAACGAAAAAAACACGATTCCACAATCATTAATTAATGTTCTGGGAGGAATATTTAAAGACCCGGCCTGGATAAGTTGCTCTAACCGCGCTGATGGTGTCATGGCTGGCATATCGCCTGTCGTTGCAACAAACTTTACGAAATATGATGGAGGGAGTAATAACACGAACCCGCCACCGTATGGATGCGGACCTGATGGGAATGGGTATTACAATAACAATACTGTTGGGTCTCTGGCCTGGACCGGTATTACAGCAACCGACCTTTCAGTTTTCTATTATGATGGTTCCGGTTCGTTTACCATCACAATTGATGGCGGCACACCTGTAACAGTCAATGGTGCGAACACCGGAGCAGCTAAAAAGCACGATATCAGTGGGCTATCCGCAACAGCCCATAGCGTAACGATTCAGAGCCTGGGAAGTGGGGTTGTATCCATTTTGGGGATGTATGGAAAGAACAGCGCTGTGCGTTCCGGCGTAACGGTTTCAAGGATGGGGAATGGCGGGGCTATAGGAAGCGATTTCTTTAATTTTTCTGAGTGGATCAAACCTGTTGCTCAGTATCTCGATATTGATTTGTTGTTCGTCATCCTGGGTACAAACGATTTCAGGTTAAGCAAGGGGACAACGCAATATAAAAATGGTCTGGTGGAAATAATTACAAAGTTTCGGGAAGCTACGCCAGGTATCTGTATTTGCCTGGTGTCACCGGGTCGCTGTAATGCAACTGGTACTCCAGCTCTGTCAGAGTACGATGCTGTCATGCGTGAACTGGCTGTTGAGTATAACGTCAACTTCATTAGTGGATATCAGCTATTCCCGAAAACGTACGATAACAGCAATGGGGCCTGGGAGGATGGTTTGCACCTGAGCTCTCTTGGCGCATATATATTGACAAATAAAATCAAAAAAGAATTTTTTCAGGAGTAATTATGCCTATTACAGCCATTTTACTTGATATGAACGGTCCCGTCATACCGGGGATGAAAACCCTTGATGACTTTACTATCTCAAACTGGTTCGTCGGGCTCCCGGAGGTCAGTGCAACACCGTTCGCGGGTTATTATTTTGGAGAGCCAGCGCCAGATATCACTTATAACTCCTATAACAAAAACGCTCCGGCTGTCATCAATGGTTCTCTGAATAATGCTGACGGTTATATCTCTGTTAACAATACTGACTATCTGGATACAAGCCAGAAAGCACCTTTGACGCTGACAATCTGTGGTGTGGCTAAACGGAATGCCGGAGGTGCCTCACTGAACGCCCATATGATCGCAGATTTTTCAGGAAGCGGTTCAGCAGCGAGTGGCTTTTCAATTGGCTTCACGAACGGGACCGGAAATCTGTTCTGTGTAGGCCAGAATAATGGCCAGTCCTCCGCAGGGTATGCCTATGCAGCATTCCCGGCATCAATTGCCGTAGGTGATCTGTTCGCGTTTGCTGCCTCGATAACCCAGGGGACAGTAACCGTTGATATTTACAACCCGCAGACCGGGGCACTGATATCATCATCAGCCGCTTTCCCTGGTACCCGAGTGTCCGGGACAAATAATGTCCTGCTGGGGAGGAAAACTGATAACAACAACGAAACAACGACCAAGTATATCAAGTCGGTTTTGTTGATGGAGGGCGTGCTTACTTCAGCAGAGAAGGTTTCTGTTGCGCAGTTCTTATTGTCGATGGAGTAAAATGAATCCCCCTGATATATACAGGGGGATTTTTTTGACTTTTTAAGTACGTTATTTCAGGTGGCTAACGCAAAATATGACAAAGTGGTATCACTTGAAGAAAATAGGCAGACCAAGCGCCCGCGCGATGGCTCCAGCAATGGCATATCCTCCCGTTGATGGGTCTGGGTGTAACCCATCCCCTATCATCCATGGTCTGTCTGATCCAGCTGCGTAGTCTTCGTGTTTCTGACCGAAGGACGCCTGCAGGTTCAGAAAGGCCACATCACGATCATCCCGCGCAATCTTATACATCACCTCCGCGTAAATGGACATGGGAATACTGTTTCCGCCGTCGCGGTTATTTTCCGCCGGACAAATCAGCAAAATATCAGCCGTTGGCCGCACAGAACGAACCCGATCTATCATCGTGAGAATATTAGCCCGGAATGTTGCGGCAGAGAGCTGCGCGCCCTGGTCGTTCGTTCCCAGCATGATTGTCACGAGGTCGGCCCCGAGGTTATCAAAAGCATCAAGCCAACGCTGATCCATTGCGTTGACCCAGTGATTGGTATGAGAACCACTACCCCCCATTTTATGAACCAGGACACCCGACATGGTTTGATTGAGGATATTCGCTCCGTACAACGTCACCGGAGGAGTGATAACCGTAAACGTTACTATGCCGCTACCGGTTGTTGGCAACGCCAGCGGGATAATCTGCATCCCGGCGGGATGAGCCGACAGGTCAATCGTGACGGGGTCAGCCATCCCGGTTGCCTGGCACTGAATAACACCAGATCCCCCCTCGGCAAACAGGAACGAATCAAAACCCAGCGCAAAATTCTGGCTGTATGAAATCGTTGCTCCGCTTGCACTTGCTGTCACAGACGAAATATCCGGGCCATGTCCTGTGTTGTAAGCGCAGGAAAATCCGGACTGTACAACTGATGTACCCATAACATCAGTATTATCGCCGTTAGGATCAAAACCAAACGAACGCCAGCCGTACCCAATGGGGGGGACAGTTGCGGCCGTGCCTGCACTATTGAAATAGCGCCAAAGGATTTGTGCCACTTTCAGCACATAACGTGGTGACGTTCTGGTGTAGCTGTCTCCCATCATCGCAACGATAAGACGAACAGCATCCCCAAAAGACATTTTGGTCATCCGCATATGTGTTTCCCGAAGACGCTCAATACCAAAAACATCCGGGACCGCTTCTGATACAACTTCAGCGCCTTTCACTTTGACAGGCGTGCCGTCAGGCATTTCTGACAGGTAATAAAATGCATATTCCTCAAATGCAGTGGCGCTGTCTCCTTTCTCAACCTGGGCTTCTACATACCGATCCGAGCCAAATGTAATTCTCACATAGGCAATTTCCGAATCAGTAACGAACGAAGTCAGTGCCTGAGTGGAGGATGCATCCGTACGGATAAACGTTTTACTGGCGTTATAAAACGTAATGAACCTGGCGCCGACACGAAGTACGTAAGCCGTGCTGAATTCAACGGGAATATAATCTGAGTACACGTAACGTGAGTCAGGGGATATAACAGTGCCCGATTCATTAATATACCCTGATTGCACGGTCGCCCTGTTAAACAGGTTTTTCCCCAGTACTATCAGTCCATGCTTTACAAAATCAATATCGAGCTGGTCTGCGTCAACAATATCTCCAGGAATTCGGATCTGAAAACCGTCAGGCAGTGCTTTGCGCATGACATGCACATAGTCTTCAACGGGCGGCAGTACTGACGCTCTGGCGACAAACATCGCATCTTTGTTTGAAAGAAGAGTGGTTATTCTCACATACGCTGCCGATGCAGGCGCAGTGACAACATTAACTGCTGAAACAGACGAAAGATGTTTTTTGTCCGAGTCGTAGAAGTTAATGAAGCGCATCGACCGGCTTGAATTCAGAACATCACCCGCCGACACTTTAATGTATTCCGAGGTGATGTATACGGACCCACTGGCTGCCGGAACCGGGAACCATGCACCGAACTCATTGATATAACCATCAACCACCTTGTTCTTATTGAACAGGTTCGTACCGGGGCCGTAGAGGTCTGTTTCCGCCAGGGCTTTTACCGGTTCAGAAAAGACTACTGGCACACCTGAATATTCCGATGGGGCCTTTGATTTAAACGGCTCAAATTCGGTGGCCTTATTATTCCTTTCCACCATGGTAACAGACGCCACGACAGCAGGAATTTCTATCCGCATATACGCGGCATTTGACGGTAATGTCAGCGGATTGACAGGTTTTGTTGAATAGGACGAATCATACTGGCGGCTGATAAACACGCCTTTCGCATCATAGTATGTAGCTGCTTTCCACGGATGATCGACACAATAAGGCTGAGTCGGGTCAACAGGAATGTATCCCGATACGGTCATGCTGGTATCAGAGTCTGTAAGAATTGTGCCGATACTGGAAAGATGCACGCCGGGCATATCGTCGGCAGGATTGAATAAGTTTTTACCTGCAGTAAAGCCCAGAGTTCGATAGGAGTTTGTCGGCGCTCCTTTGATCTTATCCAGCAGTACTGCCTGATATGCCCGATAGGGCATTTCGCCAGCACCAAACGTTACCTGATAGGTGTCGATGTTTACCAGCGGTACCGAAACAATAAAATAGGCAGTGCCGGCAGGCGCTGTAAATGCAGTAACAGATGAGAGATCAGACAGATAATTGTCGTTACCATCAAAAAATGTCACTACACGAGTGAGAAGCCTGGAAGTATAAGCTCCCCCGGCCACGGCAGAGATCTTTTCTGAATAGCAGTACTCAGGATTTTCCCTGGGGATCCCCGTTCCCTCAAAAAGATAGAACCCGGAGATCACCGCTCCCTTGTTGAACAGGTTCATGCCGGGGCCAACAAGACTGGGGATAATCCCTTCTACGGTTTTCTGTGAAACCATACGGCGCCCGGTAGGCTGCAGCGTCCCGCCAACGTTCATCACCTCAATTGCGAGCGCACTGTTATCCGGGCTGCGGTAATACGTGGTCGAGCCCACCGGAATATTCACGATGTCTGCCTGCGCCGCTGCCAGCGTCTGATACTGCTTACTGAGCGGGATGATGTTTTGCCTGACCTCATCGTTTTTCGCCATCATCTGGCGCCAGGTATCGAGCGGTTCACCTGCGCGGTCGTTAATCGTTCCGGCCGGACCGTTCACCAGTTCGTCAGCGCGCTTAACGTTGTCCATGAATATTTCAGGCGTCGTAGTTCCCAAAGGCGGGTTAAGTTCGGCCATGTTTTTTGCTCCAAAAACGGTGTTCGCCCAAACGAGGGTTTGAGCGAAAGAAAAGTTGAAAGGGATTTTTTTGGTATTAAGCGACGTCGCCGGGGTATGTAGCGTCGTCGTAGTCGTAAAATTCAGCGCGGTATTGCCGGGCAGTTATCTCGCAGGTTCCATCGTCCTGTGGCACTATCTCGGACACAATGGCGTGATACAGGTCGCTCTCAGAACTACAGAAAATTAACCGGGGAGGTTCAATTATCGGATCATCCAGCAGGATATCGGCGAACTCAGATTGATACGGGACAGATACCTGATAGTTGTCGCCTGTGGGTGATGCTTCAAACAGCCGTGATGCTTTTCCATCCTGATAACGCAGATAGACGCGTGGATTTGCAAAAGTCCAGTCCAGCGGCTCCGACACATCGAATGTGGTCACCCCACCAGCAGTAGTCATCGACTCAATCAAACACGAAACGGTGTTGCTGCCAGGGATATCATCGGTCAGCACAATACGATCCCCGACGTTGTAACAGAGCGCATCCAGTTCCGTCGTCGTTTTATGCGTCATGCGCTGCAGCTGGTATTTTCTGAGTCGGCGCATACCAATCTGGTATGCGTGATCAGGATTGCCTACACCATCAGCCCGGTATGCCTCTATTTTCAACGGCGTTGGGTTGCCAGGCAGACGGCATTGCACCGTCTCTTCTGCCCAGGTCGAGCCGTTGATATAGGTTACGTCAACACCATCGTAATCGTCGTCAGTCACCGTGCTGAAATCGGTCTGCATCTCGGATACCATCTCGTGAGGGGTGATAGCCCCGGTCCAGGGTTTAACGCCTTCACGACCCACTGATGCAACAGACTGGGTATTTAGCAGAAAATAACTCTTACCGGCTGCAGCGATTTTCTGAAGCATTTCCAGCGCGGAAATACTGTCACCGGTGGCAAAATCGAAATACTCGCCGTTCGGGGTCCAGTAAGTCTGCTCCAGGGCATCTATTGCCTCAGTATCCATTTCCATACCAAGAGAACGGCCGACGTGATAAAGCGCACCAGAGATACTACGGGCAACGCCGGAGTCATAAATGCGCGTGGCCACAACGTTTACGCGCCGGTCAGACTGAGCCGCCAATTTGCCCCCCGTCTCAACCGTAACCCCCATCAGGGTGACGCCAGCATAGGATGTTGGACGAGCCAACAAGCGACCACGCAACGCTTGCCAGTACATCGAGTCACGCGCGTTATTGCTACCCTGCTCATTGCGGCGGCGGCAGCGCACCTCAACCAGCCCAGGAGAAGAGAGATCAAAACGCTCTGTAAAACCCAACCCGTTGATATTTTTAAGCGCGTAAACCCCCTGCCTGCTCGTCCAGCCAGAGCCAGAACCATAAACACGGTACTGTATTTCCCACTCACAATGCCTGATGCGTTTTTTGCCTTTGCTGTCGAATCCGCAAATACCGGAAGGAAATGAAAAATTCACTTCAAATGCGTCCACCACTTCAGATTCCGGGCAGGCAAGGAACGGCCCCATCCAGGTATTGTTGTCGCTGATCCCTGTAGCCTGATAGTCAATCATCGTGCGGGGTGAGAAGCCAGACCAGGAAGGATCAACCACTCCATCAATCAGCCGCTGAACCGTTGCGGTCGTACCGTCCGCATCCGCAATGCGGTACTCGTTGCCACGGTGAGCCAGCGCCAGGCGTTGTGTTCCCTCCGGTATCCCGGAAAATGCCACTCCGGTTGCACTCCCATACGCCAGCGTAACGTTAGCAGTTATTGCCGGACTGCCTCCGCTGGACGCGGTGCCGGAGGTAAATACAGGACTGTCGCCAAAAACGGCTACCGGTAGCGATGATGAGGTAATGTTTCCTCCGAGCCAGGGGCTTGATGCCTCAGCAATCAGCACAACACCGCCGCTATCCTGCGCCAGTAATCCTGACCCGGTCAGGCCATCGTTTATCACTGCCAGCAGGCCGGGCATATTCACATAGTCTGCAACGAGGGAAATGGTGTATTCATGTCCCTGCCAGGTGATCGTAAAAGTCTGGCCGGTTCCGGAGTAATCATATGTTGATGGGGAGGCATTTGCTTTCAGGCTGGCCGCGTTTCCACCCGCCCCAGGTATCGCGTCCTGTTTTGCCGTATAAGTTGCAATAACCAGGTCATATTCAGTGCCGTTAATTTCCAGGGTAACCGGCATACCCGGATAGGGATTAATTTCACCCAGAGAGTTACTGGCGAGAACGCTATATCCCGACGAGGTTGAAACCAGAAAATTCATCGGGGCGACGATCGTAACTATGGCCCCCTCAACCCACGACTCAGGCAACGCATTGCCTTCATCGTCATCATCGTTGCCATCATCCAGCCCGTTAAACGTCACGGATGCGCCAGAAACGGTCATACTGTCGGCGTTGATATCTGTCGAATCTGGCGAGGTCTGGGCCATATCAAGCCCACTCCCGCTGGAAGTACCACCTACCTCTGTCGAGTTGAACCAGTTTTCACTTCGCCGATCTCCGGAAACATCTGCTCCTGGTGAATAAACGTTGTAACTGAACGAGTCCCCTAATGCTGAAATAGGTGTTGAACCCACACGGATATCACCATTCGTAAACGCGAAATTCCCCTTTCCAAGGCAAACCATCATTTCGACAGTCATTAGCGTTGGATCATCAGGATTAAAGCGCGTCACTGGCTGTACGACATAATCTGGATAGATACGGCAACGCCCAAACACTTCGCGGATTGGGTCTCCAAGTTTCGCCTGGTTCGCGCGGGCTGGGTTTAAATCCAGCCCCAGACCACTGGAGGATGAATAGCCGCCTTTATCCATGTTCGACATGGTGATCAGCACATACACAGCTGAGGCTGCAGCGATGGCCGCCGCCGCCCAGGCAGCGATAGCAGTTGCCGTCACTCCCTCACCAGGGATCGGGTAAACTTTTACATCGCTCTCAGCACTGATAAAGCATAAAGGCCATTCTGCCGGTGGGACCGGCTTACCATTCACCTCAAACGTAACACGCTGCACCATATCGTTACGGTAGTTATCGACATGCTGGAGCATCCAGTCATGTATGGTCGTATCCCGGTGTTCATGCGTCTCCAGCGGTTCGCCAGGCAAACGCGACGGGTAAAGGCGGATTGTCACTGGTAATACTCCACTTTCAGAAACTGACGCTCAAAACGCGCCAGGGGAAGAATGGTTACGTTGCGCCGGGGATTGCATTCAATAACGTAAAGCGCTCCCTCCATTTCGACAACAACACCAAGGTGGCCGATCATATTTCCCATATAGCAGGCGGCAACCGCACCGTTGCACGGCTTGCAGGGAGTCAGGTCACGCGAAAAACTCTCGCAGACTTCCCCCATTTCGGAGCTTCCACGCTCTTTAATCACCGCCTCAAACGCGGGCCATTCAGGCAGCCCCAGGTCCCGGCGGACCTCATGTACAATGCCGTAGCAGTCGAGAACAGGAAAAGTGCGGCCGCCCATCTGCCAGCGGACAGCCAGGTATTTGTCAATGTTGAGCATAAGGAACCTATCGGGAGTAACGGAGCCCCTGGAAGTACGTCAACGTGTATCTGTCACGTGGCCAGGCATAATCGAGCATATTTTTAAATCCAGCAGTGACGTTTACAGTAAGTGGCGTCCAGGAGCCTCCTTTAACCGGCATGACGTAAGGCGGCTCCGCTGGCGCGGTAAGGTCAGTGGAAATGTATTTCCTGAATGTGATGCTGGCAGTGGATATGGCATCAATGACCTTGCGAATAGCCGTGGATACAACGCCGTCGACGTTGCACAGCATAAACTTCAGGTCCTGCGTCCCGTCTTCGTTTCTGGCAGGAAGGGAAAGGACAATGGCACAGGCAATAAACGTTACGGTTTCGCCCCCCTCGGTAACCGCCGTAATGTCCTCATACCCCTCACACAAATAATGCGTCTGGCCGCAAATATCGATCTGCAACGTACCAATGATGACCTCCGACCCGGAGGACGCATAAAGGCGGTTAATCGCTGTCATGTTTAGGCCACTCCTTGTTCAGCGCGATATCAAGTAGCGAGCTCCCGACAATCCACTCCGGATATTTCCCCCAGCCAACTGGAGCGAGTGGACGCTCTCTTAACTCAACAGTTGCTGAATAACGCCAAAGACCGGGTTTAATAAAGGCAGGACCCTTATAAATACCCACAAATCGACATTTAAAAAATTTAAGGCCAACAGGGGTTTTGCATTTCATGTAAAACCATGCAACACCATCAGTTAATACATCCCTGTACCATGCTTCAAATGCCTGTGCTTGCGCGTCAGTTTTAAACTGCCAGACAACCGTATTATCAGTCGGCACTGATGTATATTTTCTACGCTGCCTGGCAAGCCCCCCCACCCTATCGGTTCGAATCATAGGATCAGTCGGTTCAAATCCATAATTATCGTACGTTGGTCCGGGTATACAATCATGAGGATAATAAATATCGGTCATTATTTCTTACGCCTCCCCGGATAAACTGATTTAAGTGAGCGACCATAATTCTCAGTTGGATTAAGAACCTGGGAAGTAAAATATTGCTTAAGCCTTTTTTCAGATGCACGCTGCCGCTGATCCCACATTTGGATCGTTGCATCGTCCGGTTTCCCGGTGTAAGTGTTATTGAACTCAACATGCAACGGGTTTCCGGCAAGGGAGCGCTGTTTCCGCACCTGCTCCAGTGTGGCATCCAGTTTTGCCGATGTTCCTGCCGTCGTAACCCGCTCCCCTTTTTTCAGCAGCCAAGTGCCCGTTTCCGGAATTTTATCAATGCCGTCGTGCGCCATGCCAGCAAGGGCGGATGCAGAAATTGCAGCAACAAGAGGGGCTGTGACGCCAGCCGCTGCAGCCAAAGCAGCAGGAGCCAGAGCAGGACCAACAATTGGTATGGCGGCAGTAGAAGCATATGCTGCCAGTTGGGCCTGCAGGGAGGTGGCCTGCGCATTCGCTACCATAGGAGCAATAGCAGAGGCTTGTGTAGTTTTCCCCACAAGCAACTGCACCCCCTGATATACCAGCCATTGTGCAGCAAGCTGTGCCAGGGTCTGGATGACTGTTTTACCAAAACCTTCAACCATGTTACTCAGGGCATCGCCAGCATCTTCAGACTGAGTTGCAAGATCATATAACCCCTGCTGGAGATTGCTTGTTACTCCTCCGAGCGCAGTATTGGTTGTATCCGCAGCGATCTGATTGTAATTGGTGGCCATGTCAGCATAGTTTTCCCATGACGACTGAACGCCGGCCAACCAGTTATTACGCATTTCATCCTGTGCAGCGTAATAACCCTCAAGTGCGGAAAGCTCTTTCTGATACCCTTCATCTTCCAGGCTTCCACCCTGATTTTTCCATCCCTGCCTTAATTGCGCCCTCTCGCTATTACGTTGTGCGTCCTTGTCACTTAACCCAGCACTATCTGTCAGTGCAGCAGTCTTTTCCTGCATCTGAGTAACATATTTTAACGAGTTATCCTGAAGCTTATTCAGACGTTCCTGAGCAACGATCTGATCGCCAAGTTTCGCATTAACCTCAGCCTGCGCCAGAACCTTATCCTTGCTGGCGAGTAAAGATTGTTCATCTTTACTCAGCGCGCGTGTTTTCGACGCCTCTTCTATAACCGCGAATTTTGACTGTAAAGACCACAAATTTTTACGTTGCTGACTGATGGTATCGTTAAGCCCCGTATGCTGTTGCAGCAACTTTAACTGCGTCATCAACTGCAGGGTTTCGGCATCAGTCTGATCAGAAGAACGATCACCAGCAGAAACTTTAACGCCTTTTGGTTTCGGCGTTTTTTTTAAGGTGGCCTCATATTCTTTCTTGGCTGCGGCCATATTGATGGCGTAATCAGCCTGTAGGATATGCCCTTCTTTCAGAGCTTTATTTAATTCATTCTGCCTGGCGGTATACTTTTCAAGCGCAGTCTGCGATTTAGCATAATTGGCTTGTGCTTGAGCGGCATATTTCTGTTTTTCAGATTCTGCCTCCGCTTCCTTTTCGGCCGCTGCTGCGCTGGCTTTGGCAATACCTGCTTGCTGCTGCGCCATATCAAGAGCCAGTCGGGCCGACTCCCTGTCATTCCAGAAACGGGCTCTGGCTTCATCGTTTACATAACGATCATTTTTCCTGAGATTCCAGATGTCATCAGCCTGCTTAAAAGCTGATTGCGCCTTGCTTACCATCTCCCCTGCGGTGTCAGGCCGCCCCAAATCCAAAGCAGCATCCCACATGGATTTAAACGCGCGTTTCAACGAATCAGCAGACCGCTCAATCGTCCCCATGTTATCGATCAGGCTCTGAGTCTGGGTGTTAAATCCCTTCGTCGCCGCATCATTAGCCGCCTGAAGTGCGGCGGCTTCATCTCCTGAACGTTGTAACTGAGCAACGTAATCAATCTGCTCGGCTGTCACATTATGAAATTGTTGCGCCATCGCAATCAGGCCGGACGTCGGGTCATTGGTCAGTTTCCCGAACGCTTCCGCAACCTTTTCAATGGGGATACCAGATGCCGTAGAAAATTTTGCAACTGACTGGCTTAGTTCATCAAAACGCGCACCCGCCCCCACGCCAGCATTAATTAATGCAGTCAGAGAATCAGTGGTTTGATCAAAGGTGAGTCCTGCTTGCTGTCCCGATTTTGCCAGTGCCAGCATTCTGTCGGTAGTCAGACCAGCCGTGTTACCTGATAGCGTCAACGTCTTACTAAAATCGGAAAGGGTTGACGTTCCCTGATAGAAGATATATCCAATTCCGGCACCTGCGGCGGTCAAAGCTGCAACCCCAACGGCCAACGGACTTACAGCTCCAAGTAATCCTCGAAATGTTGGGATCAGGCCACCAAATGAGTCTTTAACCTGACCGCCTTGCTGGAGCAAAATTAGCCATGGGCTCTGCCCACCAGCTAACTGAGTTGCGACATCAGTAAGCTGCGCAGGCAACATGCGCATTGCATTATTGTATTGGCCGATTGAAATACCGGCACGTTTTGCAGCACGCTCCTGCCGCGTGAAAGCTGCGGTGACCTGGGCTGTACTGTCGTTCGCGGCTCTACCTAACCCGCTCAGCTGCTTATTCAGATGAGCAACTTCCTCATCAAATTTTGCGCTATCGCCGTCAATTTTAACGACCAGATCACCCACTGGCTGGGACATAGCGAACTCCTCCAGGAATGCTTTCGGCTATCGACATAAGGTGCTCATCTGAATCCAACTCACTTTCTCCCTCACGTTTTGATAACAAACTAAAATCAAGGGAGGTAATTCCGTGTTTATCCGGATCGGTGAAGAGACTGACAGCAAGATAACTAAGATTGGCAAAATGAGAGTCCAGGAGGTCGTCGCTAAAACAATTATCCTGGTAATACTCAATCCATTCGAACCATTCAGAGGAAGACATTTCCGAAAGCATTGCGCGCCAGTCTGGCCGTCCAAACTCCCTGGCTAATCGCATAGCAAAGCGACGTGAGCGGGTCAGGACTTTTCCAAATCTGGCTCTTCCTCTTCTTCAGTTTTCTCAGGGTCATTATTAACTGGTGGGATCATCCCTGAAAGCATACGCACAAGTAATGCAGCGCTGCCCAATAACCCTGGTGGATATTTTCGTATAATTTCAGGGAAAATATCTTTCCCTTCACGTTGCTCTTCATCCGCCTCGCTCAAGGATAATGCAACGAGCATGGCCTGATCACGCATAGTCAACAAGGTGGCCAATTTAAAGTTTTCTTCAGGTGTGCTTTCCTCTGATGGTAATGACTTCCGCTCTTCAACCATAAATTCAATATATTGCATTCTACTGTAAGCCGATAACTCAAACAGTAAAATATTCTCACCATCGGGATTTAATGTGTCTTTTTTAAGATAAGTCATTTCATTACCTTTCGCGGTGCCTTAGCACCGCTGACAAATATATTAAGGGTTAGTTGAAGCGTTATCTTCAGCCAGAGAAGGTTTACCTTTATTGGTGATTTGTGCACTACGGGTAATAACTTCGTTTCGTGAAATAGTCTTACCCAAACTATTTACCCAGCCGGTGAAAACATCAACTGCCCCATTTGGATATTTAATTTTGTAAGATTTTTCATCACCACTCATAAACCAGTCAACCAGATCCTTCTGGCCAGATTCACCAGGTTTCCAGGCAAGTGTTACGCTGGTTTGACCGGCTGACTTAACACCCTGAGATGTTGCATCCCAGTCAGGCGCATCATCATCAATATAGGAATCATCATAGGACTCTGCAGTCAGTTCCCCAGGTGTTAATTCCTTAACCTTTGCCGTTCGTGTCCAGCCGACATCACTTAACGGATCATCGTAGGGATCACCAGTTCCGGTATAAATCCAAAAAGTTGTCCCGGCACCTTTCGTCGGCGTGGTAGGTGTTGGAGTTGGCATATAGTCCTCACATAATATAAGTCAGGGAATATTGGAGATCGGCGGAGCCCCATGTAGTGGCTTCATCGTCACGTTGGTAGTCGTACCCGGCAACGCTGATGGTTTCAACGATACTGGCAAGCTCAGGAACGTCAGCCATGGCCGGATAGATGCGGGTTTCCATCCATTTATCCAGCTCGCTATCGGTAGCCGTTGCTTTAAGGAATACTTCAATGTGAAGGACAGCCTCCCACTCTTCCTCATCAATACTGCCGCCCGTCGCCTTTGCATCAGTAAGATATACTGCGACCGCGGGTAACTCTTCTGGAGCCAGGAAAGCTGGCCGACCGTCATACCAGAATATTTTTCCGGAGTTGATTGACTTCAGTTTATCCAGAACAGCTTTTCGTACTTGCGGGTGAATCATTTTGTCACCAGCCTTATCTGATTTTTGATCGCAGCCATCATTTCTTTTGGCATATCAGATGCCATCAGTTTGGGAAGTTCTTCTTTGAATGCAGCAGTCAGGGGGGTGGCCAGAGGTACTTTCACCACTTCTACCGGATAACGAGATTTGCCGGTTCGTCGAAGAACATGCCAGCGACCATTATTAAGCTGTTGCACAAAAGCACCAGGGAAGCTGAAATTCCCAATTTTCAGAACGCTTCCAGAACTGCCGCTATCACGCTTACGCCGCGAAAGCTGAACACGGACATGCCCCAGCTTTATTGCCGGGAGATTCCCACGATTTACTCTGATGGTAGCCATTGGTTTTTTAGGGCTTGCCCGTTTAAGTTTGGCGCGCTGCATGACCAGTTTGCGCTTAACCTTAGTCTCTTTCGCCACTCGCGTAGAGCTGCGGCTGATTGCCCTTCCAGCCACCCGGTTAATGGACTGGGATGTCGCCCGAGGAATGGCATTTTTACTGATATTGCTCAGGTTCTGCCTGAGCTCTTCCAGCCCTTTAATCGTCACCTGTGACCTCCTCAATCCAGATTTGCGGCTTACCATTAAAGAGGAGCCATCGGGTAACGGTGTAAACCTGACTTTTATAAATAACCTCATCTCCCCGCGCCGACTGATAGCCAGCGCTGAAGATAACCAGGTTAATCCCATCCCCCGCGACCGGCCCCAGCTCAGGCAGCAGGTGACTTTCAACAGCAATATGCTCATCGCCATTAATAGTCACCGTTCTGCCCAGCCTTTTCACCGTCAGTTCATCCATTCTGCCAGCCATATTGTCAAAGGCATTAGCCATTGATTTTGACTTCCAGGACGGTAACGCCTGCCGCAGCATCCTCCCAGGCAGTCCCGGCTAACACCGCATCGGTGTCATCCAGCTGAACATTTCCAGCTTTGAGATATACCTTTTCCCCGGCGGTCACGGCATCAGCTGGCAGCTTAGGTAAAAGAAAGACACCTTCAGCGAATCCGTCGCCTACATCACCCGGCTGAATATCGGTAATTGCAACCGCAATCATTCCGCCTAAAGAAACAGGTGTACCGCTGAGAATTTCCTCGGTACCAGAATTTTTCACGGGGATGGTTTTGCCGTCTTGCACATAATTTTTAGCCATAACGTCTCCTGTCAGCCCCGCAGGGCTGATTTCAGGTATAAAAAAAGCCCTTCCGGGCGTCGTTTTCAGAACTGTAATGATTACTGGCCGCTGGATTTCACCAGGCCGCGGTAATCAAGCGGCGCCACACCAGCATCGATACGAACTTTTGTAGCGATACCGTCAGTGGTAAACCCTTCCTGTTGATCAATGTAAGGAGTATCAACACCATTCAGATACGCAACTTCGATGGTGTCCGTCCCTTTTGCCGCCATCAGATACCAGGCTTTTGCGTCAGCTTCGTCAAGGCGGGCCTCTGCAATCACATCTGCAAAATTCTGGATCGGGTTAATAATCCCGGCGTTAATATCCGCCCCTTTTACGCTCGCTGATTTAATCGTCTGGTTAGCCAGTGTCTCCAGCGCGACCGGCACCAGCATAAATGCCGGGCGGATGTTCAGAGATCGTTCTCCCTCTTTCTGCAGGCGCATCAGTTTACGTGCATCGTCCAGGCTGCTGACGGAAATAGCACCGGTTGACAGGTTCTTGTGGTCTGCGTGGAATAACGCCTTACCATCTGAGAGTTTTGGGTTTTTGGTCAGAATGGCGTAAACAAGGTCACCGATAGTCGCCTTAGCGGCACGGCCCATTTTCATCGGAACATCTGTGAGCTGGTTCAGATCATCGTTGATGATTGCCTGGCGAGTGATAGAAAAAATTTCTCCGTAGGTGGCTAGCGCGATGGTTTCACCTTTATCGCCGGTAGTCACATACTTATATTCAGCGCCTTCGCGAACCTGCCGCAGAGACGGGAATCCGCCCATCCCCACACGATGCGCTGTCTTAAAGTCCGACAACTGGCCTTTCTTTGTCCACTGCTCAAAGGTTTCTGCAGCTTCGTCCCAGCCCTGCAAAATCGATTTGTTGGCGACATCAAGAAGGATGTTGCCAAAATCAGAGGTGCTGTGCGTCAGCGCCAGCCCTACCATCTGCATCGGGTTATAGCTGGATACGCCAATTCCCCGCTCAGTCAGGGCCATGCGGGCATATTCACGCAGGGTCATGCCGTTGTAGACATTGTCACGTTCCTGATCTTCAAATCCGGCACGCGCCATCAATGCCTGGCGAATACCATCGGCGACAAAATTACCGTTACCTGCATGAATATGCGCTGGCGTGGTTTTCGCCGATGGTGAAGCATCTTTACCCAGCAGCGCCAGCAGTTTGTCTTTAGCCTGATCGACAGAGCAATCCATATCTGCTACACACTGCGCCTGCAGTTCGGCGTGTTTACCACCAAACATCGCAAAGAGGTTGTTAATACCATTAACGCGATCCTTTTGCTCAGCGATGACCTGAGCACGAATGGTGTTTTCGTCAATTACGGAAGGTTGGCTCACCACCGGCTGCTGCATTTGTGGTTGCTGGGGATCGCGTTGCGTGGTAGCTCGCGGCGGCGTTAACATGTTGCGAATATTTTTTGGCATCTTTTCGAAGTCCTCAATACGTTTAGACTGGATACAGGCCATAGCCTGAAGAGAGGGGGTGACCTGGTCGGCAAAACCCATAGCGACGCATTCTTTGCCGTCCATCCATGTTTCATCTTCCAGCATCGCCGCTATTTCATCGGGGCTCTTACCCGTTTTCTCTGCATAAGCAGGGATAAGAACAGACTCAACCTTGTCCAGAAGCTCTGCGTAGTCACGCATATCGTTGGCATCACCACCAGCAAAGCCCCAGGGCTTATGGATCATCATCATGGTGTTTTCAGGCATGATGACCGGATTACCTACCATAGCAATGACCGAGGCCATAGACGCGGCCAGACCGTCGATATGAACGGTAATTGACGCACCATGATGTTTAAGAGCATTAAAAATGGCGATGCCGTCAAAGACATCGCCACCAGGCGAATTGATATGAAGATTAATATGGGTCACATCACCAAGCGCTTTAAGGTCGTTAACAAACTGCCGGGCGGTCACGCCCCAGTAGCCGATCTCGTCGTAGATATAAATTTCCACCTGATTGTCGGCGCTGGCCTGCATACGAAACCACGAATTACTTCTTGCGCTGGCTTTCGGACGACGGGGCGTCCGGTTCTTTGACTTCGGCACTGGTGCCTCCTTTATCGTTTGCAGGATCGGTGTCATACACCAGTCCAAGTTCGCGGTTATCATCAACTTCAGCCTTGCGACGACGTTTCACATCATCCGGATTGCGTCCGCTAGCTCGCACCCAGTCAGATTCTGTCGCAGCACCACCTCGGATTTGCGCTTTCCAGGCATTAGCCTCTTTAACTGGGTCGATCCACGGCATGACCGGTCCGGAATAAACTGCGGTGTAAAGCGACGCCATATCCAGCCCACGTGGTAGTTGAATTTCGCCAGAAGCTACCGCCATTTTTAACCAGTTTCGGTACATTGGCCGGGTGATTGCGCCGATGAACCAGTCCTGAAGGATCAGATAACCATCTGTTGATTCAACCAACTCCTGGCGCTGGGCACTGTATGTTCCATCGTAGTTTCTGGCTGTACTGGAGAAGCTGAGACGAGCACCGGCAGCGACAGCGCGCAATTGTCCATTTCGGAATGTTTCAAGGTTAGGGTTTGGTCTGTCGGACTTGATCATCCCGATGTCTTCACCGGGCAGCAGATCATCATAAATAATGCCTGGCTCAATCATTACGTCGCGATTGTCTTTGGTGGTCTCATCCGTAAAACTTTGCCCGTCTCCTTTTTTTATGTACATCCCCAGCGCAGCTGCAATACGTGCTGCCGTTAACTCCGCATCCTCGTATTCTTTCAGCGCACTGAGGCGCATGAGCACACCAGAAAGGAGAGAGTTCCCTCGAGTTTGATGAAGGCGACGGGTAAATTTGAGATGAAGCATATTCCCGGCATCAATATCTTTCGTATCCAATTGACGGCCGGTAACAGGCAGACTTTTATAAACCAGGTACTTTTTCGGGCGTCCCCAATTATCGACATAAACTCCCTGACAAAGTTGCTGTGACTCATTGTTGGTCATCGGCACAAAATCAGCCTCTAGCGCTTCAAGCCAGAAAGGTACGCCAGCCACTGGATCAAGTCCCTGCGCTGAGCCACTCACCATCTGAGCGAAAATTTCCCCGTCCCTGAGCCAACTCCTGAGCATCAACCGCTCAAGCATCGGGCGGGTAAACTGTCCCGTAACCTCAGGGCTGACTGACCATTCGGCCCACTTCGTTCTGATTTGTTCTGCCAGTTTTTTTGCGATATTTCCGTTTTTTAGTACCGGGTGTGGCTCAACAATAATTCCTTTAGCTCCAACTACTCTTTCCTCGAGCTTATCGAATACACCAATAACCAGATCGTGGTTATTGTCCAACCAGCGAGCCTGTTCTCGAAGTGAAACAGCTCCCATCTGACTAAGCTGGTTAGCGGAACGATTTTCCCTGCGGGCCTTATGCGTACGAGTAGGCTTAACAGCTTCATATGCCTGTATCATAGCTCTCGAACGTAACCTCGCCGCTTTCCAACCAGGGGAAAAGACACCAATCGCATCATCTAACAGGCTCATGGAAACCTCGCGAGCTTATAACCGGGTCGCCCGTTACGCTGAGCCAGCAGGGAAGCAAGACGACGCTCCCATTCCTGACGCCCCTTGCGGATTTCAGACAGGTTCTCCAGCGTCATCTGCTGCCCGTTGAATGTTATAGACTTTCCATCCAGCACAGCTATTTCCGCATCGGTATAACGCTGGATAATGGATTCAATATCGGTTTGTTTCACACCCAGCCTCCTGATGATGTAGTCCACGGGTTGTTTTCGACATCCGTCTTATTTGCCTTCCGTTTTTTTCTGCTATGGGTCGTTTTTGCTGATAACGTGGGTGACGCTTCGCCAGTTTCCGGCGTGCTTTCTTCAATCCACGTTGCCCGCCTCGCCCATTCAGGCGCATCCGGCCATTTGATCTTTTCGTATCCGTGCAATATGGCCAGCGCATCGGCATAAACGAGTAGATCGAAAGCTTCATTCGGACCTCGGCCCGGTTTGCTCCATTTTCCATCGGGTGAACGTTCCTCATAGGTCAGCTCATCGTAAAACCAGCTGCCGAGCCATTTAGGGAAATGCACATAGTTCGGGCCGGGTGATTCTCGCCACAGGGCGTTATTCACCTGATCTTTCAGCGCATCCGTCTGAAGAAGGTAAAGCGGCACATCGCCAGCGGCTTTTGCCCGGCGGGTTGATCTGTCAGTGTTATCAGGAAATGTTCGGGTAATTAGTTTTGAGCGTCGGACACTGTCGCCCTTGAAGAGGAAAATCTTTTTACCAAGCCCATCCCGGCGGCACTTACGCCAGAACTTGTAGGCGTTATCGGTGACACCATCCTCACCGCCGGAATCGACAGCCATCGCCATGATCCGCATGCGTTTTGAAGGGTTATTCGCTAAGGGCCATGACTTTTCGAACACGTCAGACAAAAGTAAATCCCAGTCTTCCGGGTAACTTGCCGGATCGATGGAGTAGCATTCACCGTGCTCGTTTGCCCGCAGAGACTGGCGGATGTTGTAGCGATCGACCAGCCATCTCTCACCCTGCTCACCGTAGCCAGTCACCTGAACCACGAAACGACGGGATTTACCGCCCTGTACATCAACGGTTGCAGTCATAAAGAGCACACCATCTGGTACAGATCGCTTCGGCACGTCTTCAGCGCGTCGTTCGAGCAGCTCACTCTTACGTTGTTCGAGACTGGCACGGGGGAGATAAGGCCGACCAAAGTCGGTATTAACTACCGTTTTCAGCGTCTCTTCACTCTGGGTGGACTCATATTCCTGCTCAGCAGTCAGGAATTTGTATATCATCTGCGACCATGTCTGATATGCAGCCGCAGGCCCCTCCATCCAGAATGAAGCGATGCGTGATCGCCGCGGCTCCCCAAATCTGTTGCCATCACGGTCTATTTTTTCTCCATCGCGTAACCAGACATGGCGGATATTCAGTTCACGTTTCATATCTGCGGTGATCCTGCCTTTGCAGGCCGGGCACTGGAGATATGCAGACTCACTTGCCACAACGGGATCAAGGGAATCCCGGTAGCCCGTCATATTTGCAACCTCCGGCTGAAAATATTCTCCGCAATGCGGGCAAGGCCAGTAAAGGCGGCGGCGGTCACCACGATTAAACAACGATAATATGCCGGTAGTCGGCGGTGCCTCATGTGCAGTGTTTGGTCGCCATTTCGTGTCACGAATATCTCGGCCAGGTGAACTCTCAACCAGAGTCATGCCGCTGGACATAAACGTAGTGGTTCGTTTCGAACCCAGGGAAAATGCATCACCTTCCCCGTCGATATCTTCAGGAAAGCGGTCATAGTCAGTTAACGCCACGCTTTTATAGTCTGACGACGACATAATGTTGACTGACGGCCAGCCCAGTTTGAGATAGTTACCGGCCCGGAAGGTGCGGTCGTGAACGTTATTGTCGTTACGACGCGGACTGAGTCGCGATTTTACTTCCGGACTACACCGGAATGTGCGATCGAGGCGTTTCTTGGAATGTTCACGCGCTTTCTCTTCGGAGACCTGAATAACCAGCATGTCAGCGGGATCACAAACGATGTTGTAGACAATCCAGCCATCAATCAGGCCAATCGTTTTCCCGGTTCGGGCCGGTCCGACAAACACCACCGCATCATATTCACGGGATGCCAGACAATTCATCGGCTCAATAATATAAGGGGCCAGATTGGGGTCCCATGGTACGGAGTTACCCGCCCCCATCGGCACACGCATATATGAGCTGACCGCATCGGCCACCTGCATACGACGTGGGGCACGAAGAATACCGGAGACATCGCGGCGTATCCCCTTGGCAGATGCCCGTTTTGTCATCAGTCCTCCTCTGGCTCATCCTCCTCTGGTTCAGCGTCCATTACTTTTTGGGCAACCTGATCGCGCAGGTCATCAATCACGCTTTGCACGCGTGATACCGCAACCGGCGTAAGTGCACAGTCGCGCTCAAGAATGTCCGGAAGTGTTTCAAGTACCATGACGACGGCTTTCGCCATCATTGAAAATTCACGTGCGACGTCTTCGGCGGGGATAAGTTGCTTGGTATCTACTTCAAATTTCAACCGCTCGTTTTCTGCTTTCCAGTGAGCGAGGCGATCAGGGGGTGTCATCTCTTCAAGATTCGATGAGGAAACCGTCGGGATCATTAATTCTGTCAGAATATCGGTGACAAGATACAACTTAAGTTTGCTGTTGCTTCCCTGGGCGGGACTGACATTTTTTAGCCTGGTAGCGACGGTCTGGCGGTGTACGCCAGTAATCCCGGCAAGCTGGTTGATATTGAGTTTTAAAGTAGCGATTTCCTGGTCCATGATGGTGAACACTTTTTATACGATTCGACATCATTGAAAATCCGACATCTGGAAAATCAATAACCTGTGCACATGATGATGATGACTATGAAAAATGAAAACTAGCCGTTTTCCGCGAGTCCGCCGCCCCGTGGTAGCCTCCCCCTCCGGGAGGACCCTCAAATGATAATGAATATCATTTACAAAAAGTCGATATGAATTGCCTTCATTAGCCATTTAGACGTCTAAACATCCATTAATTCCCAACTGACTATCGATAATGACATTCATTCGCATTATGAAAGCCCCTCACGGTGCGAAGGGCTTCTGTAATGCGTGCGTCTACAGTGCAGATGGAGACAGCTCCCCTTCTTCAAACCATGCGTCTACAGCTCGACCGTCTGCTGCACGATAATGAATAAGGTACTGATTGGGGCTATGCGTATATTCAGCGCGAGCTTTGATATGCCCTTCTTCTTCACTGATAGTAACGGTTACCACCTGACCAAGTTCATGTTTAAAGCTCATCGGTTATTACCTCTTTTAGATATAAAAAAACCCCGCCGAAGCGAGGTTATCATTTGACTGAAATGTCTATTTCTTGAATGCCTCAGCATAAGCCTGTGCACTCTTTTGTGATGACTCCATTATGTCATCAGTCAGCGTTTGCTGACCCCACTTGGTGACCTTACCATTAACGAACGTTATAACCAGTCGATCGTTAGCCAATTGTTCGTTATCAATGATTGTGTAACCATAGAGAGCCTTATTCCAGTATATCCAGCGTTCGCGTTCCTGGTTCACATCCGTCCTGCGTGGCGACCCCATGATCTGCATGACGTCGTTTTTACTCATTCCAAGAGATAAAAGCATTGATCTCTGGTTGTAATCTACTTTCTGGACTGTTGGCGCACATGCAGTAATTGTTAAAGCTGAAACACCAATTAATGCTGCAAAAAGTAACTTTTTCACGTCCCTACCCCCATCGGTTTGTTTGGGACAGATTAACAGGGGAAACAACAGCACCGCAATTGAGCCTTGCATTATCACAGGCACTCAGTGAATGCCTGCTGTAATGCCTTAGCTGACCTGCTCAGCGGCGCTATCAAACAGCGCCAGCGCTTCGGTCGACTCTTGAAGCGCTTTGATAGTCCGTGCTACCACTTCAGTTTCAGTTACCACACGGTTGTACTGCTGGATGAACAGCTGATATTTGAGCGGGCTATCCTGGACGAACTCAATAGCCTTAGCAGCAGCTGCGGTGTCGTAGTTCAGGGTGGAAAGCAGATTCAGTCGAATCTGTTCTTCTGGGGTGATCTCTGCCATGTGTTACCTCTGTGCGATGAAAGAAACATGTAATGTTCATCTCGGATATGCTATCTATCCATAATGTCAAATTACCGAACTAGGAACGCTCTGTGGAAAAATTAAGTTGGGAAGAAGCAAGGGACATTACTGAGTCTTATTTTTTACCCTTTAAGTGTGTTGTTGATGAAGCCCGGAGTGATTACAAAAATGTCGTTCCGTTCGTGGTTTACTACGACTTTGATAATAGCGAAGAGCGATACGGCCCCTTCGAGCTTACAAAATTCAAAGATCCTGAACGTCTTGAATTAATGCTAAGTTCACACAAAGCCCAGTTTGAAAATACAATGAAGAAGAAATAAAACAGAATCAGGCGCCCTCATCAAAGCGCACTGTGGTACCGCTCGGCAGAATGACTCCTGTAATGCTTTGCCACTTCCCGGAGTGGCCACGCTCATGCCCTTGAGTTGCTGTCGCATCATCGCCGCTTATAACCGGTGCACGTTTGGCATTCGCGCTGCTTTACCGGGGCTTGTGTTATTTATGACCCCTTACCCATCACCACACAGGCTCGCCATTACGCGACTCGGGGCAGCATCACTACTGCTAAATTGCCTTTCGGCTGCGGTCTATCCGTTTATTGCTTCATTGCTTTGTCCTCGGTTGGGGATAGTTGGTGATTGATGTCTGATCAGCCACGTGCTCGAGATGTTATTATTGTACGGAAGACCACCTCAATTACATGAAAGGAGTGTTTATGTCTGACATCGAAGAGCGCATTGCTGATCTTGAAGGAATCGTCAGCGATCTGCAGATTAGCGAGCACGCATCAAGAATCGCTATCACCATTCTTAGTTCAGTTGTGAATAATTTCTCAAACTCCCCAGGGTTATTGGCTAAAGGCTATGCAGAAGCAGCCGAGAAGTCCGGCCCTTTAGAGTTTGATTTCCCTACGCCAGAAGGTTACGAAGAAGAGCTTCACCGGCGTGTGATTTCACTTCTCTCAAATTTCGAAGAAACTGATTGATATCCAATCAATTTAGGGCAATGGTGCATATTGCCCTTCTCCTTCAGGCTTCCTACTACAAACTTCTTTTCCTTTCTGCTTGTCTGATGTCAGCTTTGTCCCGATTGCACTGCCCCAGCGCAGATAGCAGGTTGACGTTTAAATCCAGGCTCTGGCCCCACGTCAGGTTGTCAGGAATTTCCGGTTGCGGGGTGTCAGCCGTCAGGCTGGCCGGTAACGGGACCACCGGCACTTTGACGTAGACCGTTCGCGAATTGTTGCAACCGCTTAACTGCGCCAGCAGGCACAGGGCGATTAGTGCAATCATCATTCGCAACAGCAACCCGGATATCAGCCGAGGCTCCCGATGCGTCCAGTGCGATCTGCTCTTTTGCATTTTTGTTGGCCTCGACGATGGTGTTGAAGATAGTCATGGTGGTCAGAACGTTGGAGGTGATGGCCTCAGCGGTATTTACCTGCTGCTCAGCGGTTTCAGCTCTGGCTTCCTGCTGATTGGCGACGTTGTGGTAATGCATAACCAACCAGCCAAGGCAGACAATCAGACAGATAACAACAGCGCTGATAATGGCGGTTAATCGGCTCATTTCACACCGTCCAGACAGAGCTGTTTCTCTGCGGCGCGACGAGTAACAAGGCCGGGAAGAACTTTCCCACCACCGTACACCCAGCGAGGGAACTGGTTACATGCCTGCGTTACCTGCCCTTTTCCCAGTAGCGCAAATAGTGTCGATTTCTGCATATTGGCGCAGCCCGCATTAAAGGTGATCGACGTTACCGCCGAAAACGTGTTGTCACTGAGTCGTCGACCATTGCCGTAAGTGTTCACGCAACGCTCGGCCTCAAGAATGCTTCGCTCCCAGTCAGCGGCGATCTGCTTGTCAGTTTTGCGCACACCGGGCTTAACTCCGTGCGTGTTTCCGATGCCATCGGTGAGCACAGCCGCCGGGCAGACATACGGATCACGCCGACAACCTTCAGCATTGCCAATCAGTTCAAGGCCCCGTTCGTTGGTACGCACGTGACCGGCATTCAGCACTATTGCGATAATCGCTGCCACAGAACAAACCGCGCCGGTGGCACCAGCTCTTTTAGTCAGTTGCGCCATCGTTGTTTATCCTGTTCATTGATTCGGTGATCACTTCAGCGGACGATGGGCGCTCACGAACCGGTTTCTGCTGCACGCCATGGAGATAATCAGCCAGTAACTGCGTTCGCTTACTGTCTTCGTTACGCTCTTTCCGCGCATCCATTCTCCCCAACACAAACGACGCGAGAGAAATCACCACACCGATAAAACCAAAGAGGATATAAACCATGTCCTGTGTAGTAATACCCAGCATTGAGGCAACAGCAGCCAGCCACGCAAAGAAATGGGTAACGATATTCTCGTTCTGGTTGTTCATTTTCATAGTCTCTCACCTCCGGGTTAGCGGGGTGCTGTGTGCATGAAGGGTTCAGGCCCATCGGGCTGACTTAGCAACGAACCGTATCGAAGAGGATTCCCGTGAGCCTGAAATGAAAAAGGCCCGCGAATGCGAGCCCCCTAAAAGCAAAAACCCCGCCGCCAGGCGAGGTTCCGGAAATTTAAGTTTGTGTCCAAGAGACCACTCTTACCACACTACACTATAAAATGCGGTCCGCGGTAGTGATTTTTGTTTTCAGTGAATGTATATTGCTCAACATACTAATCTTAACAAAGTGATATTTATGAAAGTGTTCATCAGTTGGTCTGGTCAAAGAAGTAAGGTTGTAGCTGAGTTAATCAGTGATTGGCTCAAATGTGTAATTCAAGCATCTCAACCCTGGATTTCAACAAGGGATATTGATCGCGGAGCAATTTGGTTTTCAGAAATAAATGATAAATTAAAAGATGTTTCTGTTGGTGTTGTATGTCTGACACAAGAAAACAAAGGAAAACCTTGGATTTTATTTGAAACCGGAGCATTAGCTAAAGGTCTATCAACGAACCGCGTATGCACTTTCTTAATTGATTTAAATCCTGAAGATCTGCAGGACCCGCTAGCTCAATTCAATCATACAACTCCAAACGTGCAGAGTGTTTGGGAGTTAGTTAGAACAATTAATGCCTGCCTCAATGATAAAGCTTTAGATGAACGAATTTTAAAGCAAGTGTTTGACACTTACTGGCCACAATTTGAAACTAATTTTGAGTCAGCTTTAAAACATAACCCTCCAGAAGAAGATACCCCGCCTCGTACTGAGCAGGATATCTTAAGCGAAATTTTAAGTAATACCCGTGCCTTATCCAATAGAATTAGAAAGATTGAGAATAGTATATATAAATCAACAAAAACAAACTACAACAATAGCACAACAACACTCAAGGATATCAGTGAGTTACAGAAGGACGTTTTAAACATTATTTTGGCAGGGGTAAATGATGAGGATGAGATCATATCATTTTTAAACTCTCACGACGTTCCCGATACAATCGTAAGACAAACAATTAGAGACACTTTAAAGAACCGAAAAACCACTATCATTGATGTAAATAATGGGTGAAATAGGTAATAAGCCCCGTAAAATTCAAATTCATGATCTTACGGGGTATATTTCAAGAGCACATTTCTAATTCAATAGGCAGCATCGACAAACAGCCATCAATAAAACCTTCAGCCATCTGGATCTCGATGCGAATTAACCTCTCGTCTTTCTTATTGGCTTTAGCTATTTTTCGCTTAGAAATTCCATACAAGTAATGAGCCACAAGCAAACTGTGCTCGTACGGTTTCTTATCGCGTAGCTTAGCCATGCACCCTTCAATAATCAGTGCATCATTATCAGTACAGCATAAACGTGTTTTACCATTCAGCGGAAGTAAGCCCTTAAAACCTGCTGCTATATGTGAATAGTCAACACCGGAGCTATCCATTGATGCCCAACAGCCCCAGCGTTCCAGAACCAAAGAAATATCACGCATTAACTCATCTCCACCAAATTAAGCCAGTACGCCAATTGCCAGCGAACGATCCAGAAATCGAAACAGCAGCTCCAGCTGTGAGCCGTGCTTCTCCTCAAATGCCACGGTGTCAGCGTGCAACTCGTCGTGATGCGCTCTGCAAAGCGGCAACACAAACAGGTCATGCGCTTTCGTTCCCATTCCACCTTGTCCGTGGCCTATCAGGTGATGGGGATCATCTGCTTGTTTGTTACAGCAGACACACGTCTGAGACTTAACCCAGCGCGTCCAGCTCTCGTTTACCCAGCGGCGGCGCTTTGGTCGCAACATGAATGATTCCGGCGTTTCAGGATCTACGCGAAGACCGAGAATCTTTTTCTGCACCACTTCGCTCGCCGCTGGCTCCGGCACAATATCGCTCTCCTTCATCACCGGTTGATGCTTTATTTCCGGCAATCGCAGGGCTTTCCGGGCCAGCGATTCAGGAATGACGTGCGCCAGATTGTTTATTACCAGCCACCAGCACAACTCGGGGATCGTCAGTTGATGATCTTCGTTGAACCCCAGCTGTGAGCGGATAACCGTTATTAGCCAGGATACCAGGTTCTCACGCGCAATGCCTGCCAGCGTCTCTGTGTACTGATCACGCAGCAGGTTATCGCAGGCCCAGCAAAGGCGGATGCTGCCGGGCTCATGCCGAAACAGCGTAAAATTTTCGCTGTGCCACGAACCGTGCGGGTACTGGCATTCAAAACGACGCTCCAGCTCGGCCTCCAGCGAGCTGATACCACCCGCGCGCAGAATGACGTCTTTGTTTTCGAAGACTGGCTTCAAAACCGGGTCTTCTGCCAGTGGTTGCGTGGCGGGAGGGATGGCGCCGGTTGCGTAGTCGCTGTATTTTTCCGGTGCAGGCTCAATCAGTACCCGCCCTCTCCTGAACATCGGCATGAGATCAGCACCTGGGCGAAGAAGAACAACGCCCATGCGTGGGGCAATCTCAGGTGTTAGTAGTGCTCTCATATCATCTCCACGTCAGGCAGCTGCACGAAAACGTCGGATGGTGATTTCTACTTTCCCTTTCTTCACGATGTTCCCCCACTCCACCAGCATGCGCTTAACCTGACTGTCGTCTTCCCAGACGCCTGTTAGAGTCAGGGCATCGAACAGCGCTTTGTTGTAGTTATCGATATCCCGACGGCGCTGATCCGGCGGATACAACACTATGTGAACCTCGGCCAGATCAGAGGATGGCCGGGGAACGGCCCGCAGTTGCTCAATAATCGCCGCTCTCGCTGCCTGCTGGAACTTGCGCCCTGTCTCGCTTACCAGATGCCTGCCTTTCAGCGGTCCCTTGCTCGGGGCGCGCCAGTAACTATTTACGCTCGGTGGAAATGGTAAAGTCAGTTTCATTTAGCCCCCCTTAAAGGATCGCTACAACGTCTTTTGCGACTTCCCACGTACTGCTTTTGCAGGAGATCGAACGGCGCGCATTGATGAATTGCAGGTTAAAACCATGCTCCCGGTACAGGTCGAGAACCTTGGGTGCAGATGAGTTAGATATCACTACCCGAGCCCCACGGTGAAAGGCTGATACGCATTGCTTCGCCAGGTCTACCTGGTTCTCCCAGTTAAAACCACCAGCGGCGTAGGCGGTGAATCCGGTTGTTCCCGGCATCGGTTCGTAAGGCGGATCGCAGTAAACCACATCCCCTTTCCCGGCCAGGCTGATTGTCCGGCGATAGTCAGCGGTCATGAATACGCAGTTATGCGCCATAGCGGCGAAGGATTTCATTTCACCCAGCGGGTAATACGGCGCCTTGTAGCCTCCCCAGCCCACATTGAACTTGTTCGCCTGGTTGTAGCGAATCAGGCCATTGAAACAATGCCGGTTGAGATACAGGAATGCAGCTGCGCGTTCAGTAGCATCCAGCGTCTGAGCGTTGAACTCGGAACGGATCAGCTCATAGCCATCTGGTGACCGCATGTGCTCAAACATCCAGCGGGCCTTTAATTCCACTTCATCCGGCACCACCGCTAACATCTGATACAGATTAATCAGGTCCGGGTTAACGTCCGCCAGCAGATAATCTGCGTGCTTATCGCTGTTCAGGAATACCGCCCCACCACCAACGAATGGCTCTATCAGGCGTTTCCCTGCCGGGATATGCACGAACAGGTCAGCCAGCTGGGTATACTTTCCACCAGCCCATTTCAAAAATGGCTTACTCATGAGCGGAACCCCGCTGGCACTGTATAAACCACATTGGCGAAACTGGATTTGAAACTATCATCCTGCTTAACCCACTTGCCGCCAGTCCAGGCTGGGCGTCCGGCGGCCTCCCATTTTTTGGCCTTGTCGAAATACTCGACGCAGTTCTCGGGAGCAAACAGCGTTTTGGGCCGCAGATAGTCGCTCATCTTCGGATCCTGAGCCCATTTCGCGTTCAGGTAGTCAACCACCAGCATCAGGTCTTCAGGGCTGTAATCTTCAGCCAGGCGTCCCCGGATATAACCCAGCGTCGTTTTGGTTCGTCCCCCCTTGCCATAGGTCGAGTTGGTTACCCGATTGAAATGATCCAGAACGAGATCTGCCGGATCGGTCTGGTCTGGTTGCAGCGCAACCGGACAAGAGTCTTTACCTGTAATCTCTGTAGTACTCTCTGTTGTATTCTCTGTAAGATCATCGTGCCAATTTGACCTGATGACAGCGGTTCGTTTTGACCCGGTGGAGCGTTTCACAATGACCTCTTCCATCGTGTCATTTTGACCTGATGGAACGGCGCATTTTGACTTCTTCGATTTGGTCACTTTGACCTCATCTAAAAGCTCACTCTCGTAGTTGATCGTGTAGTAGTTCGTCATGTCGCGCTGGGACTTGTTCAGTTGCTCAACTTTAAGCACGCCCAGGCTCTTCAGCCGGGTGAAGGTGCGCTTCAGAGTGGATTCAGACCAGAACGGGAATTGCTCCAGCCATTGCTCTGTCGTGTTGTAGATCCAGCGTACGCCGTCACGCTCCAGCCCTGAGTTAGTCTCCTGCAGCCAGTAGTTAAGCTGCTGCAGCGCAATGGCTTCATTCAGGCCGATGCTATAGGCAAGGTCAGGATTGATGACTATCGGCCTTGATGGCATTAACAGGCTCATAAGACCCCTCTATTTCCCTGAATTTTCGTCTGAACTGCTCGAGGGGGCTGAAACACTCGTGCTTATACCCTTCGCGCAGGTATATAACGCGCTGTGTCTGGGGCTCCCAGCGTATGACCCTGACCGGGACGCCGTAGTGATCTCTGAACCATCGGTTGAGCTCTCGCATACTTTCTCCGCCTGGCCGTTAAAGTCCCCTACCACCCACTGAGCAAACTGGTAGCAGACAGGCTCGAACCCGCCTGGTACTCTTACCCCATACACGAACTGAACCGGCCCTGCTCCACCAGGAACTGGCCGCGCTACAAGTTGCGACCTGCGGTATTGTGTTGATAAACTGTTCATGCGTTAGTAATCTCCACTGATAACGACACGCCACGACGCCAGGAGCTGCAACTCGCTGGCGTCACTTCTTTTTGCGTGCAAACAACGTGATAATTGCCGCGATCTCTTCTTCACGTGCAGCCAGGTGGCGGCGGTGATGCACCATGATTTCTTCGGCCTCGTGCCTTTCAATAACGCCATCTTCAAGTGCTTGTTCGATAATCTGATCAACCTGCCCCCTGGCGGCAGAGGTACGCATTGCCCGGCTAAACAAGTCAACGCGGTCCAGTTCTTCCAGATGCGGAACATCCACCAGCAGAGCGCCACGGCGGCGAGCGAAGTAATCAGCTAATAACGACGTATTGGAAATGTCCTCCATCGCTTCCAGCTCGCTGACTTCGAAGAAACGACAGCCGTTTTTCTCGTAAAGGTTGTTGTTAAACTGCGTCACCGTCATTCCCAGTGCGCCAGCCATTGCTTCGCGCCCACCTGGATATGCTTTGCACATCGCTTTGACGGCTTCTTTGAGGTTTGGCTCTACCATATTGATTTTCCTTTTGTAGTTATCGAATAACCGTTTAAGCAGTACGATTATTTGCACTTGGTACGTCATCTGTTTGATAGCGACTTGGGTACAAAATATGTAATTCGCTTATTTCTCCTCTAAAGAACTTGGCTAATCTCTCCGCCAGTTCGACAGATGGGACTTGCTCGCATCTTTCAATGCGGCTCAACGTTGCAGGATCTACCTGTACCCCGGTTGCAACGTGCAATAAGGTCATGCCATGCGATTTTCGCAATTTTCTTAATGGTGATTGCATAATGCCTCCTATTTTTGCGTATTACGCATGTTATTCCACGCTAGCGAATTGCGCAAGATGCTTTGCACGAAACGCAAAAACAACATGTAATGAGTGAATGAAAATAGGATCTCGCATACGACAACTTCGCTTAGCGAAGAACATTAAAATCGCAGAGCTTGCAGAAGCTGTGGGCGTTGATGCTGCCAATATTTCCAGGCTCGAAACTGGTAAACAAAAGCAGTTTTCAGAACAGACACTTAACCGACTTGCTCAAGCTTTAAGCGTAAGTGTACCTGACCTATTTACCTCTGACGAAAATGATACTACTGTACATATAAACAGTGAAAAACATGCATCTCCCGTAAAGGATGTGGATGTATACAGAGTCGAGGTACTTGATGTGAGCGCAAGCGCCGGGGCAGGACATATACACGGTAGTGACGTCATAGATGTCATTCATGCTATCGAGTTCAGCAATGATCAGGCATTGGCAATGTTTGGTGGCAGGACTCCATCTGGAGTAAAGGTCATCAACGTTCGCGGTGATAGCATGGCCTCAACGATTGAGCCTGGCGACCTAATCTTTGTGGACGTAACTATCAATGAGTTCGATGGGGATGGGATTTACGTCTTTGGTTTTGATGGAAAAGTTTATGTTAAACGCCTGCAGATGATACCAGACCAACTGCTAGTCATCTCTGATAACCCTCGTTATAGAGAATGGAATATAACTAAAGAGAATGAACACAGATTCTATATCTACGGAAAGGTTTTAATAAGCCAGTCTCAGTCCTTTAAACGGCATGGATAGCATTCATCATCATAAATTAGGCCTCATTCGAGGCCTTTTTTTTTGCCTTAAATTTGCGTTTTACGCACTTATCTATTGCGTTACTCGCAATTTATGATTATCTTCTATTCGTCGGCACAGGACGCAACTTACGGACAAGGATGAACAGAACACAACATGGAAGCGCATTCCCCTTCTTTCCGGTGGGGATCGGTTTGTAACTGAAGGAGTGCGCTTCCAGTTGTGAACGGCAATATTCATGACCGTTGTATGGCACATGCAGCGTTAGCGGCCTGAGAGTCCCTTTATCCATGCCTCTCAGAACAACCGGAATGTGCAAGCTAAGTGTTTCAGGCACGACGTGCGCCCCACCAGCGCGGCGAAAAGGTGTGACGCCTCGGAAGAGACGAGGATATCAGCCATTCACGTTAAGCATTTACACGAGTGTTTAGCGGGACTGGAAGAGTTACCACTTGGAGACGGTCCTTTTAAATGTCCTGGACAGTGGCGCTTTGGTAGCGATAACAACCACTCCAGTTGATCCTGGGAGTTATCAGGTCAGTGAGCTGCCAGCACTCTCGACGGCAGTGACAGCCGGAAGTAGACGGCACAGCCTAGACGATATCTGAATGGCTTTAAAAACAGATGGGAGCCGGTGGAAGCCCGGCACACAACAGGAAAAAGCACTGTGTTAGTCAAGTGAGTTTCCAGTGCTTCAGTGCTCTTTCCGTTGTGTGGAGATAACTAACTAATCCTTTGCAGAGGAAACAGAAATGAAATTATCAAAGTTGCGTAACGCCATTGTCTATCGGGCTACGTTGCCCAGTATTGAAGCGGTTGAAGGGCACCTGCAGGAATTGCCCTACTCTGAACTTGCAGAAACGGAGTTCGCGCGGGCTTCCTTCATTCCTAACCCGATTACTGGCGAGCTGGTTACGCCAATTACTGGCGGTTATGCAATCGTGGTTCGCCGCGATGAGAAAATAATCCCCCAGCACGTCGTAATGAAAGAAGCCAATGAGCGTATCCAGCGCATCGAAAATGCATGTGGTCAGAAACTGAAGCGCGCTGACCGTAACAACATTATCCAGGATGCTAAGGTTCAGCTCTGCAAACAGGCATTCATCAAGTCGTCTCTCTTCCTGGTCCTGTATAACACTGAAGAGAATCTGCTGATCATTAACTCTGCCAATAAAAATATTGCCAATTTAGTCGGGGCGATGCTGGTTAAAGTGATCGGCTCAGTAAAAACAGTCACGATCAACATCAGTGATATTAAAAACGGCCTGACAACGCGCCTTAAAAACCATCTGGACGGCGAAGAATCAGCCTTTGCCGGGTTTGAGGTCGGTGATTATGTCCAGCTATCCCGACTGGCAGAACAGAAAGAAGTTATTCGCTACTCTGCGGAACATACTTCCGTTACCAGTGAAATTCTGGAGAGCCTGAACACAGGTTTTATCGTAGATAACATGGAATTAAGAGGCTGCGGCGTCTCTTTTCTGCTTACAGATAAGTTCCATTTCCAGCGGATCGATACCAAGGATAATGATTATTCTGATGATGACGACAAAGCCTACCGCTGGCGTCACCAGGCAGGTACGGACATGTTCCAGTTCTGTAAAGTAATTAACCAGCTTTGTGATCTCCTCGCCTACAAAGAGCCCGAAGAACAAAAACCAGCAGCCTGATTAGAACAGCAGCAATTACCCCATTCTCATGGGTTGGGTTGCTGCACCCTAAATTTACGCGTTGCAGCGTGTCAGATGGAGAACAAAAGATGGCTAAGACAGCAAATCAACTGATTAAACAGGCGTACGAAATAGCCAAAACTATGCCACCAGCACAGGCAGCAATCATCAAGGAACTGGCTACCGTCCTCGATGTTTCTAATGTAGCTCTGCGCCAGACGCGCACCGAACGTGACGCCCTTCTCGCAGAGGTCAAATCCTGGGCGAAGGAGTGTGATCGTATTACTGAGCGATATACCAAGAAGCGCATAAATCTACATGTCCTTGAAGCAATGCGCGATTTGAAAGCAATTTGCCCCACCAGCTTCCGTAACGTGGAGGCTCTCTGATGGCTAAAGACTCAAAGGTTGTATACGGGGCCAGCGGCAAAACGAACGTTTTAACGTTCGAACCTGAAAGCCTGCATCTGGTCACCGACAAAACTCACCCGCTTTACGATGAACGGGTCCACCTTCCTATCGACGAAGGGATGGTTCTTAACATCAAGGAGCTGGGTGTACTGGAGCCGATTATCGTCTGGAAAGACCCAGAATCAGGGCTTACCTGCGTAGTTGTTGGCCGTCAGCGAGTTAAACATACCCTGGAGGCAAATAAGCTTCTTTTGAAAGAGGGCAAAGACCCACTGCTTGTTCCTGGAGTCGTTAAGCGCGGTTCCGCAAATCAGATGGCTAAATACATGGTCAGCGAAAACGAAATTCGCCGACCTGATACACCGCTTGGCCGGGCTAAAAAAATGTCAGACCAGCTCGACCGCGGGCTCGATGAGGACGACATTGCAGTGTTGTTTGGCTGCAGCGTTCAGACCGTTCGTGCAACGCTCTCCCTTCTCGATGCCACCCAGGCCGTCAGGGAAGCGGTGGAGGCTGGCACAGTTACCGTTACCCAGGCGCGTCAGCTGGCATCGCTTAAACCCGAAGAGCAGCGGGAGAAGGTCTCTGAAATCGAAGCGGCAACTGCTGGCACAACCGGCCATGAAAAAGCCCGTCGCCAGCGTCAGATCCTCGGTGATGCAAAGCCTCGCCTGAAAACCCGCAAAGAAATCACAAAAGCCCTGGAATCTGCCGAGGGTGAGTATGCGAGCGCACTCCGTTGGGTGCTTGGGGAGGCAGTATGAATTTTGATCCCGAGAATTACAGCAAATACACCTTGCGTTGGTTCGCCGCCATTTTTGATGTGATCTGCTTGGTGATGATTGCCGTAGTAACCGTTGGTATCTGCATGTTTATTGAATGGGTGACAGCATGAACATCGAAACAGTAAACGAGCTCATCGCCTCCCTGGAGAGCGCAGGCGAGCTGTCGATCAGAGAGCAGAAGTTCCTGAAGCTGGCGAAATCTTACCAGCAGTTGGCTGCGGAGAACATGGCGATGATTCGCTTGTTGACCGACATAAGCGACAACCACGTTGAATACTTCTCTGAAGGCGAAGGAACCATGTTCGCGGGTGTGCCGCTGGATTATGTTTCAGAAATCAACATGTACGTTTCCCGCGATGTTAATGCTGAAAACCCGTTCCCAGCCACCGATCGCATCGTAGCCGAAGCTGAGGCGCGCGGAATTGAAAAGGGCATTGCGCACCTTGAGAACAAATTCAGCAATATCGGCGTTCAGATTGTGAATCTGCAATGGCTGGCTGATTCGCTGCGCGGAGGCGACGGTGAATGAGTTGGCTCTTTTCGCAGGCGCTGGCGGAGGAATACTCGGCGGACACCTCCTTGGCTGGCGAACAGTTTGCGCAGTTGAACGTGATGCCTACGCCGCACAAGTTCTCGCGCAACGACAAAATGATGGAATTCTCAAACCTTTCCCGATTTGGTCTGACGTGTGCAGTTTTGATGGCAAACCATGGAGAGGAATTGTTGACATCGTTTCTGGCGGGTTTCCGTGCCAGGCATTTAGCAAAGCATCAAGAGGAAGAATTACCGCAAAAAGTATGTGGCCAGAAATGCGCCGAATCGTTAGGGAAGTTAAGCCAGGGCTTGTCTTTGCAGAAAATGTCACTAAAGACGCAATCACCATCGCCGCAGCCGACCTCATTGCAATGGGTTACAAAACCAGGGCAGTTCAACTTTCCGCGAAAGACATGGGTGCTGACCACATACGGGAAAGATTTTGGCTACTTGCATACACCGACCACGAAAGCAAACTACTCCGCAGAATCAATGCAGAAATGGGAATCGGCAAGGAATTTCACCATGGCGTTTGGGATACCTACGCCCCAGAACCAATCCTGGTTGATGGGGTTCCCTTTAGGGTGGATAGGTACAGAGCCATTGGAAATGCACAAGTTCCAATCGTGGCTGCAACTGCATTCTACCTTCTCGCAAATAACATCTAATCAGGAGCGTGCAGCATGACTGATATCACCAAACTGGCGCAGAGAGAGAAATTCGAAGCGTGGTGGGAGCGCGAGTATAAACATCTCGAATTCTCGAAATATACCGATTCTGTGCCGCATATCAAATACGGTTTCTGGATGGCATATCAGGCCGGTGGCGCTGAGCTGGTAGAGGCGCTGGAGAAGGCGCAGAGCAGAGACGTAATCCAGTCAGCTAAAGACTACCATTTCGACCAGCAGGCAGACCGCATCGCCGAGCTGGACGCGGAGCTTGAGCGGGAGAGGGAAAAATCACGGCGCGTGATGTCTCGCATCGCCGAGCTGGAGTCCCGCACCGTGAAGCTGCCGGATGATGAAGATGGCCAGGCATACGGATTTGGAAAATGGGCAAACGGGAAACTTCCTGCGACAGCAGGAACCATGACAATTGCATATTGCGAAGATGCCTGGCGGGCTGCCTTTGCGGTGTTCTCGTCTACCGCTGGCATCAAGGTGGAGGCTGATAGCCTTGATGCTGACGTGAACGACAGAAATCAGCCGGGGATGGTTGTAGCGGTACATATCGATGTCGGCGACTTCGTGAAATTCAGAGGTCGGGTGTATGAGGTGAAGGAAACCGACTTTGACGACCACGACGTCACTTTATGGTTCGTTTGTGGCGAGGTGCTGAAATGCGCAGCATGTTGCCCGATAGAAGTGGTTTCTGCGCCGGTGGAGGATGAGTGGTGGCTATAGAAAACCCGAGATCATGCCCGCACTGCGGCGGTGAGAATGGATTCCACACGAAAGAGGTTGTGGATTTCAAACAGTTTTATGCTTGGGATGGCTCTTTCCTTGAGGGGCAGCACACCAGCGGCATTCGCGGCGGGAAAGCATTCTACTGCTGCGACTGTGGTCGGAATATAACATCGCGCATCAATAAGCCAGGAGCCAACCAATGACCAGCAAATTTACCAGAGAGCAGTTAATTAAAAAGGTGCAAGAGCAAATTGCGTTTTGCCGTCACACGAAGATAACGGGTGAAGGCCGCGCCCATGTAAACCAATGTGCGGCGTTATTTGAAATCGCGCTGGCCGCATTGGACAGCGAGCCAGTGGTGAAAAAAGTGGCCTGCTGGTCTTGCCAAAATGAGGTTGAGATTGCGGCCATTTCTGATTGTGATGGGTGCTGCCCAAAATGCGGCACGCGAATTCATCTCGATGAAGAGCCGTACATTGCACCTCTGTCCGCTCCGGACCGTGACCAGGTACGCCGGGAGCACGCCGAGTGGTCACAGGCTACCTTCGGCAATGTCGGCCCGGTTGGCCCGCTGAAGCACCTCAGCAAAGAAGCACTGGAAGCCGCTGCCGAGCCTGGCGACCTGTCGGAGTGGGCTGATATGCAGTTCCTGCTGTGGGACGCCCAGCGCCGTGCCGGTATCACTGATGAGCAGATTACCCAGGCGATGATCGATAAGCTGGCGGTAAACAAGCAGCGCGAATGGCCGGAGCCGAAAGACGGGGAACCGCGGTTGCATATCAAATCGCAGCCAGCACCGGTAATTACTTTCTATCGCGATGGCATTGAAGCCGCCGCCAAATGGATAGATCAGCAGCGTGAGGCATACGACAGCGAGCATGGATGGTCTGATCCTGACACCGGAGCATTCGAGTTCGGCAATGATGCCCAGCGCGGATATTCTTCCACCCTAGAAGAATTGGCCGAAGGCATTCGCGCTCTGCATCCAAACGCAGGGAACTCTCCGGTAATTACGGATAGATGGATTCCGGTAAGCGAGAAATTGCCAGAACGCGGGGATTATCTTGTTAGTGATGGCCGCGACTTCGATGTGCAGTTGTTTAATGGTGAGCAGTTTATTCCTGGCTTTGTGTGGGAGGACAAAATAACCCACTGGATGCCGCTGCCAGCAACCCCGCAGGAGGTGAAGTGAAAGCGAACAAGCTGAAGCGTCGCCGCTGGCGGCGCATGCGGGATGCTTTGGCCGCATATAAGACTGAAGCAAGTGACTGGAAAACGTTGTACCTCGAACGCACTGCGGAAATCGCATCACTACGGAGTCAACGATTATTGGTCCCTATGCCGGTAATTGTACCAGCGGAAATTTATAACCAGTTTAAAGGTGTAGGGAGGACCACCAGCTGTGTAACAGGTGTAATGACGGGCTGCGTGGTGGCTGTTCGTCTTGTTCATATAGTGGCAGATAACCGGTTGCAGCCGGTTCAGTGGAGAACAACTCATGAGCGATCGCTTCCTGACTGATGAAGAACTGACAGAGGCCACGGGTTCGCCCCAAAAGTCACTGCAGAAAGAGGTATTAACGCAGAACGGGATCTTTTTTATTGAACGCCGGGACGGAGCAATCAAAACGACCTGGTTTCATATTAATCATCCCGTACAACGCATACTTCCACCAGCAGGCCATATGCCTACTCCAGGCATGAACTTTGACGCTGTAGAGAGATAATATGGGCCGCAAAAGAGCGCCTGGTAATGAGTGGATGCCGAAGGGTGTGTTTTTCCGCCCTTCCGGTTACTACTGGAAGCCAGGAGGTACTACCGAGAATCTAGCCCCAGCAAACGCTTCTAAAGCGGAGGTTTGGTTAGCTTACGAGAAAGTCGTTGAAGGTCGAAAAAAACTACTCACCTTTCAACAATTGTGGAAAAAATTTTTAAATAGTGCTGACTATGCAGACCTTGCCCCCAGGACACAAAAAGATTACCTGGCACATGAAAAATACTTGTTAGCGGTTTTCGGCGATGCAGAAGCAAAGGCCATTAAACCTGAACACGTCCGGCGCTACATGGATGCACGTGGTAAAAAAAGCCGTGTTCAGGCTAATCACGAGCATAGTTCAATGTCTCGTGTATACCGCTGGGGTTATCAGCGTGGTTATGTACCAGGTAATCCGTGTGTTGGTGTCGATAAGTTTCCTAAACCCCAGCGCGACCGCTACATAACTGATGAAGAGTACATAGCTATCTACACTCATGCGACACCTGCAGTTAAAGCCGCTATGGAAATTGCGTATCTTTGCGCTGCAAGGGTATCTGATGTTCTTAAAATGAACTGGAATCAGATTCTTGATAAAGGAATTTTCATACAGCAAGGTAAAACTGGTATTAAACAGATCAAAGCCTGGACTGAGCGTCTTAGTGCGGCTGTGGATATTTGCAGGGAATGGGGACAGGATGGCCCTGTTATCAGGACAATGTATGGTGAGCGTTATTCATACAAGGGATTTAATGAAGCATGGAGAAAAGCGAGAAACGCGGCTTCTGAAGAACTTGGTAGGCCACTTGATTGCACCTTCCATGATCTAAAGGCTAAAGGGATCTCAGACTATGAAGGATCTGGTAGGGATAAGCAAAAATTCAGTGGTCATAAGACAGAATCACAGGTACTTGTTTACGACAGGAAAGTTAAAATCAGCCCGACTTTGAACAAGAAAATGAGATGATTCTTTGGCGTCGGAGCATGCTTCGGCGCTAGAATTTTTCTCAGTGGATTTTCTCAATTTTTCTCATCGGGATGCAGGTCACTGAAAGGGAATGCTGTAAGTGTTTGAATAGTGGCGGAGAGAGGGGGATTTGAACCCCCGGTAGAGTTGCCCCTACTCCGGTTTTCGAGACCGGTCCGTTCAGCCGCTCCGGCATCTCTCCGCTGTGATGGTTGCTATAATGCCAGGATCTTTGGCATTTTAATAGCTCCCGTTTCGGTAATTGTGTTCAAGTGACGACTTTGCGAGCAATATGATGTTTAAATGGCCCTGGAAAGCAGATGATGAGTCCGGCAACGCAGAGATTCCCTGGGAGCAAGCGCTTGCCATTCCGGTTTTAGCCCATCTTTCGTCCACTGAGCAGCACAAGCTCACGCAGATGGCTGCCCGTTTTTTACAGCAAAAGCGGCTGGTGGCATTGCAGGGGCTGGAGCTGACCCCGCTGCATCAGGCGCGCATTGCTATGCTCTTTTGTCTGCCGGTGCTTGAGCTGGGCATTGAGTGGCTGGATGGCTTCCATGAAGTGCTGATCTACCCTGCCCCTTTCATCGTCGATGATGAATGGGAGGATGATATTGGTCTGGTCCACAACCAGCGGGTGGTACAGTCGGGACAAAGCTGGCAACAGGGTCCTGTAGTGCTGAACTGGCTGGATATTCAAGACTCTTTTGATGCGTCAGGCTTTAACCTTGTGGTGCATGAAGTGGCGCATAAGCTTGATACGCGGAACGGCGACCGGGCCAGCGGCGTGCCGCTTATCCCGTTGCGTGAAGTTGCCGGCTGGGAGCACGATCTCCACGCCGCGATGAACAACATTCAGGATGAGATAGATCTGGTCGGCGAAAGCGCCGCCAGTATTGACGCCTATGCCGCCACCGATCCCGCAGAGTGCTTTGCTGTCCTCTCGGAATATTTTTTCAGTGCGCCTGAACTGTTCGCGCCTCGCTTCCCGGCCCTGTGGCAGCGTTTTTGCCACTTTTACCGCCAGGATCCGCTGGCGCGTAGACGTGAGAATGGCCTGCAGGACGAAGGCGATCGGCGCATTGTTCACTAA